ATTTTTTTTAACAATTGCAATTGTGATTTACTACTTATAAGTTAAAAATTAATTATATAAATATCAAATGATATTATAAAATATGAAAAAAAAGGCTTGGCTAACTCTTCAAGAGTTAAAACGAATTGTTAAAGATGGGATTATTTTTTATTAATCCCGTCGAACCAAAAGGTTTATAAATTATTATCGATGCGAAAAATCGATTAAAAATTTTGTTGTTGCTACATAAAGTCCTTCCGAAAACCGACAGAAAATTTTGAGATTTTTTTTGGTCTAGGGAAAGAGCGATGCGAAAACTCTTCCCGCTAAACCTGAGTTGTATATGTATTTAATATTGCATATGAGTTATCCTATGATCGGGATTACACCTTCCACTTTTTTTATAATTATCTAACCAGAACTCGCACCACCTATAAAATTTAGAGTGAGGGTCATACTCTCCTTTTATATCGTTAAAACATTTTTTGCCATTAATTATATGTTGTCTTGCTTCAAATACAATTCCATCTAAAACTGTTTTAGCAGTAGCCAATTCACGTTGATTTATATCACACAATTCACAATTTAACATAATTATCTATAACACTATTTGTTTATAAACCTATCTACTCAAGGATATAATATCAGATGTATTATAATTAAAAATCGGGGAGCAAGTATGAAAAAGTACCTAATGACCTTAGGTGCTCCCCTAAACAATTTGTTTTGGAGGTGAAACGTGATGAGTTGGAAATGAAAGACTTTTTAGTAAAAAAAAGATCCCATCACGTTCTATATAAAATAAAAAATACTTATATATAAAGATTGCGTTAGCCTATATGCTGACTAAACGTAATAGCACAATCCAAGGTAATGTTGGGTTGGGTTACGCTATTCAGTATTTCACTTCTCAAGGTTACATCGTTAGCATACCACTTAACGACTCACAAGCTTATGACTTAGTAGTAGACATGGGCGACGGACCCAAGAGGGTTGATGTCAAGACTACCAGATTAAAAGATACTCGTAGAAAAAATTCGTCGTACATCGTAACTATCAAACAACATAACTCATCAAGGAAGTTGCCGTATGACCCGACGACAAAAGATTACTTATTTGTTTTAACAGAAGATGGAACGCAGTATCTAATTCCGAGCGACGCCATATGGCAAAAGACAGAATTACATTTAGGAAAAAATTATGATCAATACATTCTACCTTTTAGTTCAGAATAACATGGGCTACAAATATTTTGCTTAGATGAGGTAAGCCAGTATAAACCGCACAACTTGCATACGCTATAGTACCTCGGCATCTCTCACTTCTTGAACTTTCTTTAGAAAGTCTTTCATCTTCTTAGACTTACGCATAGGTGTCTTCTTGTGATTACCCATACCGGAGCCAGAACAAAGTCTACAAAAATTTGTTGTCTTACTCGCTGCACGAAAGTTCCAATTGCAACGTGTACACTTTTTGAAAACGTATCCTTTGCTTCTTGTCATGATCAAATGGAAGGAAGGACAAAAGTCGAAGTACTCGGAGGGTTGAGTGATGAAACGCAAAACGTGTGGAAACAAGTTTGCCCTTCCTTTATAAAAAATGGTAATGCTTATATATAAGAGTTCCCTTTTTTATATATGGAATCGAATACCGATATGAACTGTGAAATGCAAGGTGACAATGTAGTATTCACTACAAACAAAGTTGACACCATGACATTAGAAGAAGCCCAAGGACAACTTAGGGGCATTACAACGGGAATCGCATCTATTCATAAACAAATTGAAGGAATGCGAACTAACATCTCAAACGCTGAAAAAGAAATCGAAAGATTAGAAAGCTTACGAGAAAAAATTGAAGCAGCAGGAGTAACATTACCAGATGAAACTGACGAAGGAGCAGGAAGCTCTACTGAAGAAACAGCTTGATAAAGCTGAAAACGAGGAACGTATAAAAAACGAAATCGAAGCACTTGAACAGGAGTGGCAGCTTGGTTGGCAGTCACTTCAAGAGTGCGATGATCCTAGCGAAGGCAAGGCTCTTATGAATCATTGTAACAGAGTACAAGGTCGGATAATTCTGTTAAAGAAAGAATTATATGGACTATGAAGAACTTGCAAAGAAGTTAGCTGCGTTACCTGATAACGAAGAAACCAGACGACGTGCTCTACTACTTAAAGAATTTTTGATCGCAGACGAACACGCACAAACTAAGATAGCAGATATTAACAACGGACTATTCAGAGATTCGTTGAGTGCAGAAGAAGCGGCGGTTGCAGAGCAACTTTTTGAAAATATTAAAACTGAGTTTGAGATTGACACACAAAAAGACTTGATGGACTTATGGCTTATGATTAGTCACTTCATGAGAACACGTAGATACATGAGGGCGAAAGTTCAAGACACAGATCAAACTAGAAAGTTGGCGTCAATCATAAAACAATTTAATGATTCATATTTAGCAATTGGGCGAGAGCTTGGTTTATCACGACAGCAAAGATTAGTTCGTAAAGTTACAACTGTAGATGAGATGGGAAGTATCACAGAACTCTTTGCAGGTTTATCTCAACACGAGGTAGACACACCTAAGAAGAGGAGGGCTAAAAAGAAACGTGTCATTTCAACCGACGACGAAGAACAAGTTGAGTCAACTGCCTAAGGACGTAAAAGCAAATCTACAAGAAGCTTTAACTAGTCCCGGAATTTTTTGTAGAAAATTTTTAACCAACCCTTTGAAACCAGGAGAGATGTTTGAACCAACTTGGTATCAGGAAAAATTTTTTGACTCAAATAAAAGATTTGTATTAATCAATGCTGGACGTCAGGTAGGAAAGTCAGAGATGATTGTAAAGTATTCTATCTGGTTTGCATACACTAAACCTAAGGCAAAAATTTTGTTCGTCTCCGCTTCGCAGAGACAGGCAGGATTGTTACTACACAAAGTAAGACAAGACATTGAGAATAATCCGATACTGACAAAGTCAATCGTGAGAGCTAGTCGAACAGAAATACATTTGAACAATGGAAGTATGATTGTGTCACTACCACCGAGTGAATCAACTATCAGAGGTTATACTGCCGACATTGTATTCATTGATGAAGCTGCACATCTTCCGTCAGACGAATTATTCTACGAAGTTATCATGCCGATGATTATTAGAACGAATGGTCGTATCGTATTAACATCAACACCATATGGTAAGTCTGGATTTTTTTACGAGATGTATTTGAGATGGTCGCAAGAAGATGACAGAGGAGAAGTGTTCCACTTCCCTGCGTGGAAAGATGGTAAGCCATTAGCACCGGGCGTTGACCCACAAGATTTAGAAGCACAACGAATTGCTATGGGTCCAACAAGATTCGCTGTAGAATATTTAGCAGAGTTTGTAGATGACGGTGTATTGTTCTTCAGTACAGATCTAGTCAGACGTAGTATGCGAGACTTTCAACAAGCAGAGTACGGAGAAGTACAAGGTGAATATTATATGGGAGTCGACTGGGGTAAACAGAACTCGTCAACCGTAGTAACTATAATTAAGAAAAGTAAAACCGGTCCACATCAAGTTGTACTTATCAAAGAGTATCGTCAGATGTCATATGACCAAGTCATAGGTCATGTCATGACGTACGCAGAAAGATTTAGAATCAGAAAGTGTCTAGCAGATACCGGTAGTGGTCTAGCACAGATTGATCAGCTGAAAGCTATGGGACTTAGAATACAAGGATTCAATTTCACAGTCGGAAGCAAAGTAGATTTATTTTCAAACCTAAGATTGATGATGGAGACAGGAAGTATTGAGTTGCCACACGTAGAAAAATTAAAAGCACAACTAATATCATTTACACAGGAAACCTCACCGACTGGTAAGATGTTACTACACGCACCTTCTGGAATGCATGACGACTATGTAGATTCGTTAGCATTAGCGGCGTATAATCTCAAAAGAGGAGCATTTAGTAGCTTTTTTGCACGTCCGGTTAAAAAGATTTAATAATGAAAAGGTTTTAGTAATATATATTCATATTCAATGGCATCAATCGCTGAACGATTTAAGAACCTTTTTGTACAAGAAGCCGGTAAAGGCAAAGTATCCGCAGTAAGAGGTTTCTTCAGCAGCTACGGACAAAACTATGAGCTTACCAAAAACTACGCTACTTACGAAAGAATATATAAGGAAGTTCCACTGGTCCAGGCAGCAATTAATTATACAAGTGACCTTACAGTTGGTGTGGGATACGAACTTATTAGTGACGACCCCAGAGAAATCAAAAAAGTATCTGAGTTTTTAGATTCAGTTAATTTTCATCTTTTATCACATCAAATCGCAAAACAATTATTAGTATACGGAAATTCATTCGTTGAATTAGTCCGTGTGGGTGATCAAATCGTAGACGTAAAAATGTTACACCCAAAAACTATGGAAGTAGTCTTGTCGAAGGACGGAACAGGAGAGGTTGTAGGTTACAAACAAAACGTATCAGTGTCAGCGTCAATTGATTTTGCTCCTAATGAGATTGCTCATTTTTACATGAATGTGGTTGATGACTCGGCTGTAGGCACATCTGCGATCGAATGTATTAGAGGTGTCCTTGGAGTTAAGCTCCAAATGGAACAGGATTTAAAATTAATTTCTCATCGATATGCAGCACCTCAGGTTCACTACAAACTCGGAAGCAGTGACGAACCGGCAACCATAGAACAGATAGACGACTTTGAAAATCAATTGAATGACCATAATCCAGAAATGGATTTAATAACAAACTATAATATATCAGCAGATGTATTACGACCTCTTGGTTCCAAGATTGGAGTTGAAGAGTTTTTGAAGCACATTGAACAACAAGTAGTCGCAGGATTACAGGTGCCAGAAGTAGCATTAGGTTTAGGACAAAACATTACCGAAGCTACAGCTAAAGTTCAAGTAGCAATTTTTGATAGACGTGTTAAATCAATCCAAGAAGTTCTTACCTCACAAATTAACACAAAGATTATAGACCAAATTACAAGACAACCAGGATTAGTTGAATTAGAATTTGGTGAGTTCAGCAAAGAAGATGAAGATGTAAAAGTCAACAGATTATTAAGATTGAAAGCCGCAGGTGTTGTAAACGCACAATACGTAGCAAAGCATTTAGGTATCGACCCAACATTTATCCCGCCTGAACCAGATGCAAAAGGCGTAAGTCAAGACTTGAAAGGCTTAGATGATTCCAAGACAAATGTATCTCCAAGAAAGCAACCTTTGAAAGAAGGTTTCTATTATGTGAATTCTGAAGGCGAGTTGGAGGGCATTGATGGTAGTACCGTTTAAGATTGTAAGAAATCCTTACAATAGAAACCAGTATCAACCAGTCTACGCCGGAGACGATGCCGATGTATTATTCAAGACTACACATACAGCGAGATTACAACCAGTTGGATTAGGAGAGGAAGGAAAGACTGACGGACAACAATGGGTACACAACAAGTGGTCTACCTTACAAAATAATACTAATCAAACTTATACCATTGTAAATGCTTTAGATCTAGGTCAAAAGCCAATGGATTCTAAAATAAATACTAAACGGAGAATGTATAATTACTAAGATGGATTCTACAGAAAAACAATACATAATGGATATTATCTACCAGCACTTATTAAAGACTGATCCGGTGTATGCTGGTTTTGAATTTGGTAAACCTGCTGGAGTAAGTTATTATATTGAAATACAAATTGATGACAGAAGTTATAGATTCCGTGGAACTAATATGGATCCACACGATAACAGATTACCGAAAGAAGACAAAGACATTGAAGCAATCGTAGAAGCAATGTCTGTGCCTGAAGATGTTAAAAAAATTCTAAGAGATGATACAGATACAGGCTGTTAAGAATTACACTTTTAAATAACAAAAATCATAACATTTATATGCCAGTCGATTTTGACCGTTGCGTAGCAGATGTAACTAAACAGCAGATTAAGAAAGGTAAGTCAGCGAAAGCTGCACGTTCTAGTGCGTTTGGTATTTGTACCGCACAATTCAAGAAAGCTGGTAAAAGGTATAAAGGAATGGAAAATACGAAATTAAATTTCGTTGTACCTATTATCGAACTATTACAACAGAAAGATGATGATAAACTCGATGATGTTATGCGGATTGAGGGTGTAGCAATCGAAGAAACTACTTCCCGTAACAACGTTACATATAAAGTAGAAGAACTCGAAATGGCTGCAGACACGCTAGTTGGAGCACCTCTTCTGAAAGATCACAACAACACAGTTGATGGGATTGTAGGAAAAGTAACAGAAGCTTTCATGGACGGAAAGCAATTGAAGTTCAAAGCAGAAGTTATGGACGATAGCATGAAAGAGAAAATCAGAAATGGTTTAATCAAAAATGTTTCTGTAGGTTCCAAATTAAAGGAACTACAAAAAGTAGTAGAAGATGAAGTTACTAAATTCGTAGCTAAAGGGATTGAGTTCTTAGAATTATCCTTGGTAGCAGTACCAGGTGTTAAAGGAGCAACATTCTCACAATCAGTTACGGAAGCCTTCGATGCATTCGAAGTAGAGGAACGAAATAATATGGAAAATAAATTAAAAGCAATAGAAGAAAAATTAGCTCTTCTTTTAGCTAAAGAATCAGAAGAAGAAGTTCTTGAAGAAGAACCTGAAGCTGAAGCAGAAGCTGAAGAAGAAGTTGAAGACAACTCAGAAGAATTGGAAGAAAAATTCTCAGCAGTTAACAAAGAAATGAATGATTTAAAATCAGCATTACTTGAAGTAACTAAAGAATTAGTTTCCAGAAAATCTGTAGTTTCAGAAAATACAAACGTAGGTCCAGAATACGCTAGAGGAGACTTAGTTTCCGAAAGAGGTAATTACTGGCAAGAATGGGATATGTCCTACTGGAAAGAAAAACACCCATTAGCAAAATTAAATTAGATAGAAAATGGCAAGTTCACAAATGATAAACTTACCTGGAACAACCTTCCACGCTGTAGCTTCAGGAGCTGTAAGTGCTGGTGACTTAGTAGCATCAGCAGCTTCAGACGACGTAATGACAGCTATCAGCCAAGCAGGTTATGTTCCAAGTACAGTATTGGTAAGCACATCTACAAACGCAGATGATGCAATAAACGTGGGAGTAGCCCTTACAGACGCAGCAAGCGGAGAAACATTATCCGTAGCAACTTCCGGTGTCTTTATATTTGAATCCGGTGCAGCAGTTACAGCAGGATCACTTGTTGGTTCCTTAACTACAGCACAAAAAGTAGAAGATTCAGCAGCATATACAGACGTACTAGGAAAAGCATTAACAGGTGCATCAGCAGCAGCTAAGTACGTGTTAGTGAAATTAAATCTATAGGAGCGTAAAAGAAAATGAATAATTATATTAAGGAAAGTGGAATTTTATCCACAGGTAGTACATCTACAGGTTCTAATGTTTTAGCTCCTACAATGGTGTACAGAGTATTGCAAGAAGCAGTACGAAAACAATTAGTATTCAGACCATTGGCAGCTTTATTGATCGGTCCAGGAGAAATCCCAGGTCCAGCAGTAAAAGTGTCACTACAAGATCCAGACTCAATGTCTGTTCACAATGTAGCAGAAGGTGCTGAATTACCATACGGACAAGAAACATACAGTCAAATAACTATTACTCCAGCAAAATACGGTGTTGCAATCGGTATTACTAGAGAAATGGTTGAAGATTCAATGTTCTCAGTTATGGAAAAAAATGCACAAACCGCTGGTTATGCATTAGCTGACAAAGAAGATCAATTAGTTGTAGCAACCTTAGAAGCAGGTTCAACTGCTGCAGGTCACGACAACCAATATACAACTTCAATGACATTAGCTGAAATCACAACTAGTATGGCATTATTAGAAGCAGATGGTTACACTCCAACTGATTTAGTTGTAGGTACAACTGTAGCTTCTGACATCAGAAACTTAGCTAGTTTAAACACAGCTAACTTGAGTATCACTTCAGGTGATATTGCAAACATTCGATTAATTGGTAACATCTTCGGTATGAACGTAATCGTTTCAAGAAATTTAACAAACGCAACTGATGCATTTGTAATTGACAGAAACCACGCATTCGCAATCGCAGAAAAGAGACCAGTTACAATGGAAAGATTTGATGACTTCATGAGAGATACACATAATATGGTAGCTACCATGAGAATTGCAGCTCGATATTTGAGAGGCAACGCAATTTCAAAACTTTACATCTAAATAAGGTAGGGGCTTAGACCCCTTCCTTCTTTTTTTAATAATACTTATAAACTTCTAACAACTTAGATTATACATTATTAGTCATGGCTATTAGCAATCAGTACGGAGACAGAGAATATAACAAGTTCAAAGAGTCTACAGACGTTGGTGGACAAATTGGAATCGTAGTTGTAAACCCTGACGGAAGTACTATTTCTGGTGGAGGAGGAGGCGGTAGCACAACTCAATATCAAGATGGTACAGCTGTAGCAGGTGGTCAAGTTGGTATTGTCAATATGGCTTCTGACGGAAGCAACTTACAATTCTTATCTTCAAATTCTTCAGGTGAATTAAACCTAAATAATATCGGTGGTACAATATCTTTACCAACAGGAGCTGCTACCGAAACAACACTTAACTCTGCTTTAACAAAGTTAACAGACATTGAAACAAACACTGACTCATTAGCAGGTGTTACTAGCACAACAGTAGGTGCTGACACAGGACTTGACGTAAATGTTATTAGCGGTATAAACGTTGAAGTAGATCTAGACGCAGCTGATGACAGCGTATTAGTTTATGGTTTTGACGGAGCATCAAATCAAAAGATAGCAACAGATGCAAGCGGTAACTTACAGATAGATGTATTAA